TGAAAGCATCAGCGCCCTTGGTTTTTTCAACAGCAGCTTGCCGCCGCAACTGCTCCATCACCCCAGGATCATCCAGGTTAGGTCCTTTAGTGCCCGCCCGGTTGCTGACGCCAACTCTCGGCTGCTCATCAGCTTCAAGGTTGCTTTCGCTGATAGGCAAGCCGCGCATTTTGTCTGTAGTCGACGAGTCTGTCGTAGCCGTCGGCGAAGAAGCTATGAATGCTGGTTGGGCATAGCCTTGGAATGTATCAACAAGAGCAGACCGCACAGCCGGATCAGTTTCCGTCAAATACCTTTCGATTTGCTCTTGAAGCGCCGGGCTTGCTCGATCAATCAGCCGGGTGCGCTCGCGGATTTCGTCAGGCGTATAAGGAGCGGTGCCCTGACTGTCGGGCCTGGCCGGATCAGTCTGAGCAACCTCCTTGTAGCCTCTGATAAGATCGAGCATGGCTTGGGCTGCGCGCTGATCGTCAGTGGTAGGCTGCTCCAGCGGCTGAAAGGTCTGCGAAGCCCGGCCAGTCGAACGTTGCGCTATCGTATAGGTTCCAGGCTCTCGGCCTGTAGTCAGGTAACCAGCGCGCTTAAGTGTGTGCAGCGCCCTGTCAACAACGGCAATCTCTTCGTTGGTTGGATTATTAGCATCAATGTAGTCGAGCACTAGCTCTGCAACCCGAGCAGGTTCGATGGCTTGCAGGTCAAGTTTGTCGGCAGCCCCCGCTTCCAACAAGGTAGGCAGCAGTATCTCAGCCCGTTCCTCGATGGTGCGCTGTTCAGGAGTCATGCCTGCACGACCGCCCTCGACGCTAAGGCCGCTGGCAAGCCGCGCCTCGATCTGCTGACCGACCGGCGCATCCTCAGCAGCATTGCCTCGAAGCGTTACTTCGGGAAGATCGCCCATAGCGCGCCTAATGGCGTCCAAACGCAGCGCCCTGACTTCTTCTTCGTACGCGTTAGCCCGCAAGGTGTTAACATGGGCCAGCAACGCTTCATCGTTGGGCATAGCGACGCCTGGCCTGGCTGCCCTGTTGGCGTTGATATAAGCTTCAGCTTCGGCTCTGGTAGTAAAGGGAGTGGGCGGCTCAGGCAACCAAGGCGTTGGTTCCGGAGGGGGAGGCGCAGCAGGCGCAGCAGGAGCAGGAGCAGCAGCCCTTGCAACTTCCTGGCGAGCAGCGCGGCGTTCCATAGCTCCGGCCGGCACACCAAAAGCCCCGCCACCTATAGCGCCGCCGATAGCGTCCAAAAGGACTTGTCCGCTTCGCTCAGCCAAGTTAAGATTGCCCGTTTCGGCAGCTGCCACACCTTGGCGCGCAGCTTCGCCGCCCGCTTCAAAAAGCGCTTCTTCACCGGCAGTCCGCAAACCAATTCTCGGCAGGCTTTGCCGAGCGATTTCGGCAGCAGTCCTTTCGCTGATATTACGGCCCAAAGCGCGGTTCAAAGCCTTAATCAAAGGACCCGCTTCGGCTATGCCAATAAGGGGGCCCAAGCCGGCAGCTAGCGCGGCGGCACGCTGAGGCTCAACACCTTCAGCTCTAAGCAGGTCGTCCAGCGATACGGTGCTGGTTGACGCTGAACCTGCTAGCAAAGTGCCCTTCAAAAGCGGACCCAAGGCGACCGGAACGCCAGCCAAGCCGAGACCGCCTCGAATGGCAGCAGCTGCCCCCAAACCCGCAGCAATAAGCCCAGACATGGAACCAAGCGCCGTGCCAGCCAAAGACTTAAGAGCCGGCACTGGCTGGCTGATAAGATCGCTGGGCCGCAGCCCCCGAGTGCTTTCGTCAGAATCCACTTCAATGGCACGGTGGATGCCTCTAAGCGTCTGCCCACCAGGTGCCCCAACGGCATCAGCTATAACACCAGCAGCTCCAAAAGGAGCTCCCAACGCCCACCAAAAGCCTTCTCTAGCGGTTTGACCAAAACCAGATATCGGCCTTGCTTCTTGCCATGCCTTGAACTCTTCGGGATGTTCGCGCGCAAAATAGGTGCGAGCAGCTTTAGCCGCAGTCTGCGGGTCGTCAGTGTTTACATCTACAAAAATCTGATCGTTAAGTTTAACTCGAATCATCTAATAGGTCGTCCATCAGGACCAATAACGACCGACGGCGTGCGCTGCCGTTGCTGCTCATTGTTCTGGCCCACAGTTCCCGGACGCGGATTAGCTCGGTCCCATTCGTCCATGCGCCTATCAAATTCTGCTCGCTGGGCCGGAGAAGGTTCCATCATACTCTCAGGGCGCGGGAAGAGGCGCTGTGCCCACAAAGTTTCAGCTTGCTGACGGCGCATGCGCCAATCATTAAGTTCGCGCTGGTCAGCTCGCTGCGAGCCGCTGAGCCTGCTGTAACGAGCCCCAGGAATAAGCACCCGCTGACCGCCCCGCGTAATACCGTAGGCCGTATCGTTGTCACCCTCCTCGATAGCTCCCGGAATTATTTCACGAGCCGACGCCCCAGCTTGGGCCGCTGCCTGAAGTCTGGCTTGAGCTTCCAAAAGATTCGCTTGCGCAAGAGCCAGGCGATATATGTTTACAACGCTTCTGGGGTTTTGTTCTGCCTCCAACTTGGCGCGCTCAAAGTTAAGCTGGGCTTCGCGGTAGGCCCGATTAAGCTCTAGTTCAGCTTCCTGACGAGCTTCCTGCCGAGCCGCCCGGCGCTGTTCCTGAAGATTGATACCAGCTTCGCCAAGCTGACCAAAGAAGCTGGGATTGCGGCTGCTGGCCATAGCAAAACCAAAGCGTGCAAGATTTTCCCAAACGTTTTCTTGTGGCGGAGGCGGACGAGGCAAGCTGATTGGGGGCAGCGTGGTAGGCGCGGGAGCGGCTGCAGCCTGAGCACTCAGCGCATCAAGTCGGCCAAGCATGGCGTCAATGGGACTAGGCATTAGAAAACTCCGTCCATAGGATGAACCGCGGTCTTGCCACCACCAAAAATGCCGCTAAGAAAGTTGCTGGTGCCTTTCCAAATACTGTTCAAAGCGCCTGCTCCCTGCCCAACAAGACCAGCGAGACCGATACCAGCGCCCAGAGCCTGACCAATTCGGTTTGGCTGCGGACCCTGCTGAACGGTGGTGGTGCCGCTGGTAGTGCCAACCGGAATGCCTAGTGTCCTGCGGAGCTCATCCGCGCCACGCATCGCCCAATCGCGTTCCGTAAGGAAATCACCATATGCCAGATCGAGATTACGCTGAGATAGATCACGCTGCGCGCCCCCAATTTCCAAAAGCGGGCTAACTTCGCTGCCGAGGCGAGCGCTGTTAATCCCAAACAACTGAGCCAGCTGATTATAATGCTGTTGCCGCGCGTTTTCAACATTTGCCAAGCTCTGCTGGCCTGCCAGTAGCCGATCCATTGCTTCATCAAACAGCTTGGGAATATTGGTTTGATCAAGCCGATACTGATTGGCAGCTTCGTTGTAGGCCCTTGCTCGCTCATTGGCACTCAGGCGTCCAGTCTCGAAAAGGCGATTGCGGTCCACTTCGCTTTGAGCCAGCGCGTTACGGGAACCGCCAAAGCTGCCAGTCTGAATGGCTCGGTCATCAACGGCACGGCGCTGCTGCGCACTGACACGTTCCAGATCAGCCAGCGCCGGAGCAAGAACCGCTTCAACGTAAGGATTCATGTAGCCGTCAAGATTGACAGTATCAAACGTGCGAGCCAGCCCCGTAGCCGCCTGCACTCCCTGTTTAGCAAGATCTTCGCCTTGAATTCCTAGATCAGCAATACGATTACGGTTACCAGTATAAGCGTCGCGAGCCATCTGGTCCCAAAGCCCGTGAAAAATGTTGGCGCTTTGGTTGCCGACATCCCGAGCGAGCTCGAAGCCCCGCGTTTCGTCGGGCACGAAGCCTGCAATCCGAGCCGCGTTGTAGGGCGTATAAGGCTGCCGAGCGATATTATAGCTGGCGCTGAAAAGGTCGTTTGCAAGCTGTTGTGCCTGAGGCGTCAGTGCCTGGCTGACAGTGCTGCTGGATGTGTTGCTGCCAAACAGCTGGCTAAGAATGCTCATCGAAACACCCGCTTCATAATTTCAGTAAACTGCATCGGCCGTGCCTGCTCGCTGTTGCCCTGCTTGAATTGCCGCGTTGCTCTAACAAGTTCATAAAGACGCCGACTACCTTCTGCGGTGCTGCCGTCGCCCCACATGCTTACTACGTCAGCAGGCACTACAAACTCTCCATCGCTCAGATTAGCCAAACGCCTACCTTCGATAGTTGTTGGGATCAAGTCATCCATTCCGCCGCCAGGACCCCGCGCGACCTTGCCTCCGCCAGCCAACTGCACCAGCCCGCCCTCGGCCATCTTTTCACCGCCGTCCTTCGCCTCACCCTTGCCAGGGTCTGGCGTAGGACCGCCAAATCCCCAGCCATCAGAGCCCCAACCGCCCCAATCTTGGCCCCAGCCCCAATCAGTTTTTGTGCCACCATCAGGTCCAAAACCGCCCTTGCCATTATCACCAAAGCTAAGACCACTCGGACCTACTCTTGCGCCAGTTCCTTCCGGCGCATTGGCAAGACCTGTAGCAGTTCTATCCTGTGAAAAAAGAGACTGGAGTGCTTCATGAGCAAGAGCGGCAAGCTGCTGTCTGCCGTTAAATGACGGTTCAACGCCGCGTGCCTCGCTGATAGCCAAGCCAAGAAGCGCCGACGCCGGACCAAGAGGACCTGCCAACCCCAAGCCGGTAACAAGGCTACCAAGCGCAGCACGCGCGGAAGGATTGGGATGCGGCGTGCTTTCGTAAGGAGCGGTAAAGCCGCCATCGCCAACATCAAAAACTTGCTGAGCCCGGGCGCGGCGCTCTTCTTCTTCTTTTTCTTTTTGTTGTTGGGCGGATACTGGGGGAGCAATAGGCGCAAGGGGACTGGTATCGGGGAAAAACCGACGCCCCGGGCCAAAGCCGTAAACGTATGGATCAAAATCAAATGTTGCGGCCATATGCTTATTGTATCACAGCTCTGTGCGAACATCAACTTGAGGCAGAGCCTTAATGGCTACCAGCAACTTGCCAAGAATTTGAACGACATTTGTCAGATTTGGGGTTGCTACGTCCAATGTAACCGGGGCACTGACTGTGCCTTTGACATAAAAAAGAGGAGCGCTCCGACGGCCCTTGTCAAAAGGAAAATTGGCTTCCAAAGTTTTAACAAGTCGGTTCCACACTTCACGATCAGAAGGCGACCAGCTTGTTGGTGCGTCAGGCAAGCGAAGAGTCATTGATGGCCGTCCGGTTTCAGGGTCATTGAAAACTCGCCCATTTGCCACGGCTTGTTGATTTCATCACTTTCGATTTTCAAAGCAAATTCGCGCGCCCTGAGCCGCGTGCTGATCTTTTTTGTGCTCGGTCCGACAGTAAACGGGCCTTTGACAGTTTCAGCACCGTTAGGATAGTTGCGTCCAAAAAGCGTCACTTTTATGTTGCCGTCAAAAGGTGTATCACCGTCGGCCTGTGCAAAATCGGGCACCAGCTTATCAGTAAACAAAATGTAGGGGTCTTTGCCTCCGTTAAAGAAGCTTGACTTCAGATAGCTTTTAAGGGGAGCGCTGCCGTCAGCGTGCCCAGTCTCGTGATAAAAAAGTCCCTTGCCTTTGTGCCCGGCGGCAATGCTTCTGTTGAAGACCCGGCTGTTGTGCCACACCGTCCTGTCGAGAGCACCAATCGACCAATGCCTCTCCAGCACATTGTAAATAACATAACGGTTGTTTTCGCCGGTTGAACTGGTGTCAGGATAAAACCACCAAATCTCATTATAGAAAGCATTGACACCAGCTCTGATTTTGTCCTGGTAAAGCGGATTGATGTTGTCAAAAACAAAACGCAGCACGTCACACGGTATGGATTCAACGCGACCATTAAAGCTGAAAAACTGATTGAAGTTGCTCATCCAGTAAAGAATTCCGTTGAATTCCACGGCAGCTTTCTGGCTGATGACGCCGCAGTTTTCTGACTGTCGCACAAAACCGAACTGGTCGTCGCCACCAACAAAAGTCTGCAGAAAGAGGTCGGCAGCCGTCAAGATGACATGTGCGTCGCCCACCTTGGTAACGCTTCTGATTTCCGAACCACGACTTGTCAGGCGGAACTCGCCGGCAGTATTAAGCGTAGTAGGCGTCCAGTTCGTGTAGCTTTCGCGGTCGCTCCACCTGATCAGCAGCGGGTCATAGACGCCAAGCGTATCATGAGTGCCATAAAGAAAAACTTGTCGGCTGTCAGCCACTTTGACGATGTTGTTAATGGAAGGAGCCGTGCTGATGACCGATGCTGGAACGGTAATGTCCTGATTAGGCGACCAGATCATGAGCGGGCCGCGCGTATAAACAGCCAGCAAGTCGGTGCCCCAAAAGTCAAAAGACCACTGACGAGACGGAGAGGGCAGCCCTGTAACCCCAACGCCCCAAGGACCGGCACCCCAAGGACCGGCACCCCAACCCATTTGCGTCTGCTGAGACTCAAGCCCGGCAGGATAATGAAGCCAGACAGTGAACGTGCCTCCAGTAGCAACGCTGGTAGCTGCAGCAGTCTGGTTGGCTGTAAACTCAAAGCTGTTTGCATTAATGACCGACACTTGATAGGTGGCACGTTCAGTGCTGACCGGATTGACAATGACATTGCCGCCAATAGTAACGCTTACCGAAACAAAGCTGACGAAGCTTTCATTTGTAAGACCGTGCGCAGTCATAGAAACCATCACGGAAGGCGACCCTGCTGACGTATTAAAGCGCGCTGTGACGAGAGCACTGACTTTAACCGGTGTCACATTATAATAGTTGCTGAAGTCAGTGCTGAAAAGCCCGACATGCGTGCCGACAAGCCCGTAGCCGACACCTTCCAGGTTGCGCACCGTTTCAATTTCGCGAGGCTGCCCGATAAGGTCAGCAGTAGCCGCACTGGTAGTAATGTTCTGCCAGCCGCCCAGAAGCTCGGCGCGGCCGCGCCGGAAGCGCACCTTGTCGCAGTCAATCCAATAGGGCTCGGCGGCGCGAGGCGTCAGCTCTTTGACAATGCCCGGCAGAAACTTAAGTGGAGTTAAGTTGTCGTTCAAGTCGATCAACCTTTTCTGACAGTTCCTTGATGGCGGCAATGGCAAGAACGCCCAACTTGCTGTAGTCCACCCCGAGCACGGGCTTGTCAAGCTTGCGGCTCATCTCTTCGTCTTGGTGAACCAGTTCCGGAAAGTGTTTGATCAATTGCTGCGCCAAGACACCAAGCTCCTGAGCTTCGCCTTTACCCGCCGCCTTAGCTTCGTCAGACCACGAAAAACGGCAAGTTTCAATGTTCTGAACATCTTCAAGAACTCCTTTCAAAGGGATCAGATCGCGCTTAAGTTTTTCGTCCGAAGCAGTAATAAAGCTGGCTGCGGTCATGCTTCCAGTCGCAACCACATTGTTGGCAAAGCTGACAAGTCCATTGTCTCGTCTGGCAGTCATGACGGCACCAAGGCTTGTACCGTTATCTCCATATCTACGCACAACAAGGTAAGAACCCACATTGCTGCCAGACTCTGTTGCTTGATCGCCCAGGTCAATAGTCCACCGATTGAGATTGTTGGTTCGGCCCCGAAGCGTGCAGCTGCCACCAGTATTCGGACGATTAAGCGAAAAAGTGACCGAGGCCGCGCTGACTTCAATGTTCCCACTGAAGCTCGCACCGCTTAGTGGAGCATAATAGGTAAGGGCGTTGTTCACGTAACCTTGAGCAGCCGCCGCCAACGTGCTGACAGTGACCGCGCTAGCCAGCTGCAAAGTTCCTGTAAGAGCCACGTTGCCAGTAAGCGGAACCCGTTCGACGGCATCACCGACAGCGAAGACTGTCGAACCGTTGCAAGCCACCTGAACAGTCGCTCCCGACGGAATCTGAACACCGGCACCAAGAGCCGTTTTGACCGTGACCGTAAAGTTGCCGGTGGTGTTGCGCCGAATAACGTAAGTCTTGGCAAGGTCAGGAACGATAACGGTGCGATTGCCGGTCAAAGCCCCTGTAAGCGTCAGAAAAGCCATTCGAGCTTCATCGGTAGCCCCGTTAGCAACGGTCAGCGTGTAGGTGCCCGAGCCCGCAATGTTCACCGTAGCGTGGCCGGCAATGCTTGCAGACAACAACTCAAGGTTGGTGTTGGTCTTGTTACCCCACGTATTGACGTTTTCGTTGGTAGCCATAAGCTCCGTGCGAAGGAGCGGATCATAAGTTGACGGCATCAGTGACCTTCCAAGATACGAGTAACTTTATCGTCAATTCTGTTCAGCATGCTGACCAGCCGATTTTCAAGCGCGACCACATCGTTCTTTGGCACATAGTTTTTGGCCATGTCCGATTCCAAATTATAGATGCGCGCACTAAGAGCGGCCAATTCGCGGTGAATATAACCAATGTAGCCGACAGCAATGGGCCACCCATATGTAGCAATCAGCTGCAAAACTTCCATAGCGATTCCTTCAAGTTGCATACCAAGTGCTCATGCGCGGCGTCCATTGAACAGGTTCCACTTCCACCTCGCTTTCATCTTCAGTCAAAATGACTTCCAAAGTTTCTGAAGCCAGAACTTGCGTAAGGTCTATAGGCGAGCGAGCATCAGGAACGACTGTCGGTTCGCGGCGAGGCGGAGCGCTTCTTAGTTGCGGGTGCCGCTTGAGATCGTAGGCTCCATCGTTGCAAGCTCGGCAAACAAGGTAGCCTGTGCTTTCTTTGACCATGCGACCGCGCCGATACTCGAAACCGCACCTGTCGCAGCGGGACCACATCCTGGCAAGGCTCATCGGGCACCCTCCTGAATGTTGTTTTCAGGAGATCCGCTTGTGCGGTCAGCAGCATCCTGGCGACGCGCCCTGCGTGCCTCGTTGTTGAGAGCAGTAAGCTCTTCGTCTGCCTGAGCCTTCCACGCAGTCGCCATTTCTGGGTTCTTGGCCCAATAATTGGCATACATCATAGCCGTAAAAAAGAAAGCATTCTCAGCATTTTCAGTAAACCAGTTGCTGCTGACACTGGTGCTAAGAAGCGGCACTTTGCTGACATACTTCACCACAAAAGGAAACGCCGAAGTCAGAGTAGGAGCCAGCAGAATGCTGTTGTTGTCCTTGGCCGCATAATACTTGGGCGTGCCTACGCTCGTGACAACAGGCCAATAGGTAGTAAGCCACTCGGCAGTCTGCTGAAGCAAGGGTCGCTGCTCGGAAGAAACCAGAACATCAACACCTTTAAGCACAAGCAGGTCACTCGGCAACGCCAGTTCTCTGGAAGATGCAGCGCCAGTGACCGTAACATAGGTAACGATGTCCGGAGGGTCCAAGCGGCGCTGTAGATAGTTCTGAGCCCGCACGACGAGCAGCGGCAACTCGGCCTGAAACTCCGAGGAATTTTCTTCCATGGTGCGTTGCAGCGATTCAATGAGCTCGTCGTAGTTCATCGGCCATGCCCCAAACGAATCATAAAGCTGGAGCGTTCACGATCTTCCTGCATAGCCGCCTTAAGCTTTTCCGCATACTCGGCCTTGATAAGCGCAAGCTTTTGGGCGTCAACGCGGGGCCGGCGCAACCCAATCCAGTAAGCGAGACCAAAAGTGACGGCGGGCCAAAAGCGCTTGGGAATATCTACAAATTCGTAGGCGCGTGTAAGCATGTCGGCGTGCCGCTGCCCCCATACTGTCAGATCATACTGGGTGTCTGGAGTGGGCCAGACGTTGATGACGCCTTGCGACGCCTGACGATCAAACCAATATTGCGTCGGCCGTGCTTCGCCAGTGGTGGGCAAACTTGCCCAGGACTTGAACCCAAGCCGCTGCAGCTCTACATCTTCGCAGTTAACAGTCTGCACATCCAGCCACGACGGATCAAGCGTAACTGTAGCTGTGCTTACCGGCACAACCGTAACGTCAATTTTGTGCAGAAGCAGGTTCTTGTTTTGCAGATCAACAAGAAGCTGATTGAGTCCACGCATGGCAGACGACAATTCTTCGGCAAGGACCGGGCCTCCGCCCACCATGCCAACAGCGTCCTGCAGAATATCGTCAAAGGCTGGCGTAGTCATTCCGGCTCCTTAAAAAAGGAGAGGACGCTTGAGCGCCCCCTCCTCTCAAGCATTTGTCATTATAGCATCAACTACCGGAAAATGCCAGTGATAACAATGTCGCCGGCAGTTACCGTAGAAGTTTCGATGCTGACAACAGCCTGAATTGTAGTATCCACCGTATAGACAATATTGTTAATGCTGACCTGGGCCGCAGTTTCAGTAATTTCGCGCCGGCCGGCATTATTGACAGTGGTAGGAGCAAACATACAGGTTGGATTGGCCGCCGTGCCGACACGGACAAAAGTGCTCGCATTTGTCTGATTGTAACCGGTCAAAACGTCAACAACGCAGTCAAACGGCCTGCTGCCGGCCGGTGCAATAAACAACGGAATGGTAGTAGTCCCAACAGCACCACCCGTATCAGAAACGGTAATGCGCCGAATGAGATGAAACGGTATCTTGCCGACGCTGGCATCCTCGACAGAATTGGAGGCTCCGGGCTCGCTGCGTCGGATGTTGGCTGGATAACTAAATGTGGTCATGCCATAGCTCCTGTAAGGTTAGAGAGAAGGGGGCTCTCGCCCCCAACTCCTTAGGACGAACCGCTAGAGCCATACCACTGCCGCCAGTCGCCCCAACCGAAGCTATAGCGCTCGCGAGCCTTGTAGCGCATATTGCCGGTCAGCCAGTCCACATCGTCCTTGGTGCCAAGCGGAACGCGGACAAACATCTTGGTCCCGTTAGGCACATCCGTACGAATGAACCACGCATTGGGGTCCGTAAAGCGGTGGTTGACATGGGTGCCCTTGGGGAACATGCCCATGTCCCGGATGGCATTGGTATCATTGTCAGCAGTAGACACCCGCCCGGTGCTCTTCAGAATGCGGTGAGCCACAAACTGAAGGTTGGGCGGAACGTGCAGGCTCTGCGCAGTGGCCCCGATCAAAATACCCCGATCATCCCTGGTAAGAGAGATGTCAATCAGCGCATTTTCAAGAGCCGTTTCGCTGAGGTCCGCACTGACGCGGTTGCTGACATTACCGTTACCAAGCGTCGGATGCGTAGTCGAGAACAGCGGCTGACCATCACCACCCGCAAAGGCAGGATTGAAGCCGTTGTTGAAGACGTTCGCCGCCTTGAGCTGCTTGGCGTTCGCCATCGCACGAGCCATGCTCGCGGCCTTCAGCTTGCCCGTAGTGCCATAGAGGTTGTCCTCAATGGCCTCTTCGGTGATAGCAAAAGCCATCGCCACGGTCTCGTGAGTCCAGCGCGCAGTCCACGCTTCAGAGGCGGTGTCGAACTCGACCTGAGCCCCCTCCTGCTTGTTGGGCGCACTGGCGAAGCCGGTCATCAGCACTTCCTCTTCAAAGCTGCGGTCGGACTTTTCGATGTCGAAAAGAACCGTGTGCTGATTGTCAACAGACTTGTAGTTCATGCCAAAAATCGCGTTAAGGCCTGGAACAAGCTGCTTCGCGAATTGGGCCCGATTAAGAACGGACATCTATTGTTCCTCCCTTAGAACGCGCTGGTCTCAGTCAGGATGCTGCGGTTCACCTTGACAAGAACAACCGGGAACGGATCGTTCCAGGCGTTGTCAGGAATGGCCGCAAGGCCCAACAGCTTGACCGCACCAGTAACAGCCGAGGTCCGCGTCGAAGCCTGAAGCGTATACCGGCTGACGCCATAGACCGTGTCAACATCACCACTAGAAGCCGTAACGCGGAAGTTCAGACCAACGTCGCCCGCACTAACAGAGCCGTCGGCCTGCACCATATAGACAGCATCCGGGTTGTCAACCACATAAGCGCCCGGCTGCGACAGTCCGTTGTAGGTGCCAGCGCTGGAAACGTCAGCAGGAATCCAGCTGCGCTCCTGCGGCTGCTTCGTCGTAGGATCAACCCAGAAAAAGCCAGTGCAAACACCAAGCACAGGCGCTGTACCACCACCAACACTCGTAAGAACGCCACCGTTCATGGCGACGGGCGAACCCTTAGCCAGATCGGGGCAAGCTGCACCATTGGGCAGCGGATAGACATTCGTTTCGTTGCCGTGCGAACCGCTCAGGTTCTTGACAAACCGAAAACCGAATGGCCGAAAAGAAAGCGGCATCGTTAAACTCCTTTACGCAAAGGAAGGTCGCACTCCTCGCGTGACCGTCCTGGACCCTTGATTATCAAAGGTGTGGACGTTGCCGCCGTCCTCATAGCGAATAAGCCGCGAGTTGAACCCCGCCTCTGCGTTGTTAGCCTGATCCTCGGCCCACTTCTGCATCGCCTTGGCTTTGCTACGTGGCAGCTTAGCCAGCACCAAATCTCCATTGACGACACAATT